CAGAAGGGCGCGATCTCGATCGACAACCCATCACAGCTTTCCCGAACGATCGCCTTCCGGGGCTACTTCGCGACGCTGATGATCGACGCCACCAAGTTCTACAAGATCACCCTCCCATAGTCGAAAGTAGGAACAATGGCGACGTACACAGTCGTCCAGAAGTACCTCGTCGATAACTTCGCCGTCCTCGTGCTCGCTACCCCCAGCGAGCTCGAGGTCGGCTCCTCGATCACGGTCGCTTCGGTGGACGCGACCTTCAACGGGAACTACACGGTCCGCAATCTACCGACCCAGCTCTTCATCGGCACAGACCAGAACGGTGATCTTCTTTTCGACGAGAACATCATCCTTCCCTATCAGGTCCTCTACGCAAAGACCGCCGACAACGTCGAGCGCGTCGCCGCTACCGGGACCGTCGCCTACACGCCGACGTGTACGTGGATCACCGCGACCGACATCGAGGACTGGCTCGGCATCGGCACAGCCACAGCTGGCGACGCCGCCTTCCTCACGATATGCGCGTCAGCTTCGTCGCAGTTTTGCTGGAGACGACGTCAAGAAGCGGGCTATGTGGACTCGCTCACGACCGTCCCATCGCAAGACGTCAAGCTTGGGACGATCATGTATGGCGGCGCTCTCTACCGTCAGCGCGGCTCGCTCGATTCGCTGGCAAGCTTCGCAGACATGGGCGTCGCCCCGGTCCAAGGCCTCTCACCGCTCATCAAACAACTTCTCGGGATCGACCGTCCGGCGGTCGCCTAAGCCATGCCTACCCCGGCGGTCTACACCGACTTCTTGAACGCGTCGCTCGACAACTTGACGACCAAGCTCGGCACGATCTCTGGGCTCTCCGTAGTGAACGATGTCCGGAACGCTAACCCGCCATGCGTTCTCATCAACCCGCCGACGATCGACACCTTCGCTCGAGGAACCTTCCGCATGACGTACACACTCCAAGTCCTCGGCCTCGGACCCGGCAACCTCGACGGCGAACGGAACCTACTCTCGAACGTGGCAAAGATCCTCGACGCGGGGATCGGCGTCACCTCATGCCGACCGACCCAGATCGCTATCGGGGCCGGGACATTCATCGCCTACGAGCTGATAATCCCTCTGGAGAGTCAGTAGGCGTGGCACAATAGACCAAGAACAAGGAGCACACTATGGCGACATCCACCTATCTCTCGAACCCCAAGGTCCAGATCGGCGCGGCGATCGGATCGCTGACCGACATCACCGACCAAGTCTCCGCCGTGACGCTGACCGTCACCAAGGAGGCCCTCGAAGATACGGCGTTCGGAAGTACGTCCCGCACCATGACGGCGGGCCTCTTCAGTAACGAACTCACGATGACGGTGTTCGCGTCATACGCGACCAGCGAGTCCTACGCTGTGCTGGCTCCGCTCGTCGGAACCAAGTGCGTGATCAAGGTAAACCCAGCAGACGCCGCCGACGGTGCGACGAACCCGGGCTTCATTCTGACCGACACCTACTTCGAGGCCCTCCCCGTGATCAACGCGAACCTCGGCGAGCTCTCCACCTACGACATCACCCTCCAAGGCGGGGTCTACTCAGTCGATACCACCGCCTAGTCTCAACACGACTCGGCCCGACCAAGGAGCAACATGAGACAAGCGATCTACTTCAAGCGCGGCGACGACGCACCCGTCGAGACGTACTTCACGACGCTCTTCGTCATCACCGAATGGGAACGCCTCGAGAACCGACGCCTCGGAGACGGCAAAGGATTCGGAGCAACCGAACTCTCCGTCTGTCTCTGGATCATTCTGAAGCTCAAAGGTGAGGACGTCGGCGAAAGCTGGCGCGAATGGCTCCAAGCGAACGACCACTTTCAGATCGTCGCCGGCGTGGACATGACCGACCCAAACCCTACGGGCGGGGATCATTCAGACGAAAGCTAGCGGAAGTAGTCGCCGCTACCGGATGGTCCCCCACCTATTACGCGGATACCTTCGACACTCGTGACCTCATCACGCTCGCTAAAGTCCTAGAGGACGCCAACAAAAGGAGCAAGCGATGAACGTCGAAACGAACGTCTCCGTCGTCGGACTCAAAGAGGCCCTCAAAGAACTCAACTCTTTCGACAAAGTCGCTCGCCGTCAAGTAACCAAAGACTTCAAGCGAATCACTCAGCCAGTCGTGGAAACCGCCAAGGGACGAATCCCGTTCGGGCCACCGCTTTCCGGCATGGCGCGAAACTGGACGCCAAGCGGACGTCGAGCTCCCCTTCTTCCTTGGAACCCGAACGGCGACATTCGCCAAGTGATCAACACGAAGAAGGTCAAAGAATACCAAGGGACAAAAGTGAACCTCGCCGTCTTCTCCGTCAAGTGGGTCGATGCGGTCGCCACGATCTTCGACTTCGCATCGAACGGACGTCTCGGACAGTCCCTAACGTCCAAGTTCGGAACCCCATCGCGAGTAATGTGGAACGCTATGGACTCAGAAGAAGGACGCGTCGAAGCTGAGCTTCTCGACGTCATTCAGGGCGTCATGGAAGACGTCAATAAACGTCTCGTCCGGGGAGATTAGTCGTGGCGGTAATCGTCCCTATCATCTCCGAGTTCGACTCAAAAGGATTCGATAAAGCGATCAAAGAGTTTCAGTCGCTCGAGGGCGTAGGAGCTAAGTCAGCATTCGCCCTAAAGAAAGCCGCGCTTCCAGCCGCCGCCGCCGTCGGAGCCCTCGGCGTCGCCCTTTTTGACGCCACCAAAGGCGCGATCGAGGACGCCGCCGCCCAAGACCAGCTCGCCCTCGCGCTCGAGAACACCGCCGGAGCGTCCAAGGATCAGATCAAACAAACCGAGGACTTCATCTCGAAGATGAGCCTCGCGTCCGGTATCGCTGACGATCAGCTTCGCCCAGCTATGGCGAACCTTGCTCGAGGAACGAAAGACGTCGCCGCCGCTCAGGATCTCATGGGTCTCGCCCTCGACATCTCGGTCGGCTCCGGAAAGGATCTCGCAAGCGTTTCTGATGCGCTTGCCAAAGCACAGCAGGGCAACTTCAAGGCGCTGGCACAGCTCACCCCAGAGATGAAGTCACTTATCAAGGAAGGCGCGGACCTCAATACGATCATGGGCGTCCTCGGTGGCACGTTCGGCGGAGCCGCCGCAACCCAAGCCGCCACAGCCCAAGGCCAGTTTCAACGCTTCGGGGTCGCGGTCGCTGAAGCTAAGGAATCCATCGGTGCGGCCCTTCTCCCGGTTATCGAGCGATTCCTCCCGTATCTGACCCAGCTCGGGATCTTCCTCCAAGACAACACGACCCTCTTCCTCATCATCGCCGGCGCGATCGGAGGACTCGCCGGGACGATCCTCGCACTCAACGCCGCCCTAAAAGTGTGGACAGCGATCCAGACCGTCGTGAACGGACTGACGGCCGTCTGGAACTTCTTACTAAACGCGAACCCGATCGGGCTCGTCGTGATAGCGATCGCCGCACTAATCGCCGTGTTCATTGTGCTCGAGAAGAAGTTCGGCATCGTCACAAAAGCATGGGAAGCCCTCGTCGGAGCATTCCGCGCACTCAAGGACGGCGTCGTCGCGATCTTTGACGCGATCGGAGACGCGATCGTCGGAGCGTTCAAGGCCGCGTTCAACACCGTCGCCCGTCTCTGGAACAACACGATCGGAAAGCTCTCGTTCGAGATTCCGGACTGGGTCCCCGGGCTCGGCGGTAAAGGCTTCTCTGTCCCCTCGATTCCTATGCTCGCCGAAGGTGGCATCGTCACCGGACCGACCCTTGCGATGATCGGCGAAGCCGGACCCGAAGCCGTCATCCCACTCAACCGCGCCGGCGGAGTAGGAGCGACCTACAACATCACGGTCCAAGGTGGCGTCGGAACGTCAGCTGAGATCGGTCGAGCAGTCGTCGATGCGATCAAGGCCTACAACCGGCAAAACGGGCCAGCGAACATACTCGTCGCGTAATGGCTACGTCGATCGTCCAGTCCGGGAACTACTCCCTCCAGATCGACACCGGCTTCGTCCTCGACGCGTTCACACTTGACTCAGCGACCGCCGGCCTACTCGACGGGACCGAGTATGTCCTCGACGGGACGACCTCCTACGCTGACGTCACCGACGGCACACTCAACATCTCGATCAAACGCGGACGACGCGACACCGGAGACCAGTTCTCCGCCGGCACGATGAGCTTCACGCTCAACGACACACTTGCCGACGGAGTCTTCAACCCCTTCGATGAGAACTCGCCCTACTACGACGAGAACGCAAACGTCCCCGGGCTCGCACCGCTTCGCCGCGTCCGCCTCTACCGATACAATTCAAGCAACGTCGCCGAGCTGATCTTCGTCGGGCGAGTCGTGAACTACGACTACTCCTTCGAGCTTGGCGGACTCAACACCGTCTCGGTGTATTGCGCGGACGACTTCTATCTACTCGCTCAGACAGTCATGGACGAGCTCAACGTCAGCCCCGAAACATCCGGCGAACGAATCGAAACCGTTCTCGATCTCCCAGAAGTGGACTACCCGACCGGACCCACATCTCGAAACATCGACACCGGGACCGTCGATCTTGGACATGACTCGGCCTACACCGTCCCAGCCGGAACAAACGTCCTCGCCTACCTCGCACAAATAAACGACACCGCCGAGTTCGGACGACTCTTCATGAGCCGGGCCGGGGTCCTCACCTTCCAGCCACGCATCGGAACGACGCTGTCCGGTCCGGTCGCAACGTTCACCGACAACGGGACAAGCCTCCCCTATGACGCGATTGGCATCACCTTCGAAGCGGACGCCGTCACCAACAGAGCCGTCGTCACAGGCCTTGACGGAACTTCGAGCACCGACTCCGATCCAGCGTCGATCGCCACGTACTTCATCCAGACGAACTCGATCACGAACTCGCTACTTCACGACGCCGGACAGATCGCCGACGCCGCCGCTTACCTTCTCGAGCCGTACCCGGAAGCCCGGTACACCGACGTCTCAACCGCTTTCCCGATGCTCAGCTCAGCGGACCGGGACACGATCGCGGTCGTCGATATTGGCGACACGATCTCGATCGAGAAGAGCTTTCCGTCCGGGGTCGGCACGACAAGTCTCGCTCAAGAGCTATCGGTCGAAGGCATCGAGCACCGCATCGACTTCGCCACCGGACATCGAATGACCTTCTACACCTCGCCCACGACCGTCGTCTACGAGCTGATCTTGGATGATGCCACCTATGGCGTACTCGACGCCCTAAATGTCCTAGGATAAAAGGAGCACCACTATGGCAACCCCAACCACACTCCCATCGTCCTTCACCGCAGGGCAGGTCTTGACCGCCGCCCAAATGAACAACTTGCGCGGCGCATTCCGCGTACTGACCGTCAATCAGGCAACAAAAACGGACACCTTCAGCACGACCTCAACCAGTTTCACCGACATCACCGGGCTGTCGATCACCATCACCCCACAATCCAACACCAGCAAGTTTCTACTAATTGCCAACCTCAACTTCGGTAACAACGGCCCAGATCGCACCGACTTCGCATTCACAGGCGGAAACTCAGCTACGTTCATCGGCGACACCGCCAGCACCCGATCCCGTGTCGGCTCCGAGAGCTCAACGGCCAGCGCCTCAGCAATAGGTAACAGCATCATGATGTACCTTGACAGCCCGGCCACCGCATCAGCCATCACTTACAAAGTACAAATGCGCTCTTACAGCGGCGGCACAATGTATGTGAACCGATCGTTCACCGACACCGATAGCGCGAACTTCGCCCGCGCCGCATCGTCCCTTATCATTCTAGAGATCAGCGCATGAGCCGCCCATACAGCGAAAAATTGACCGAACACTACCCCAATGCGGAATGGTCAATGAATAACGAAGAATACGACACGCTTGAGTGGTACAGCGACACCAAAAAGCCCACCCAAGCTGAACTCGACGATCTCAACTAGTGGCTCGATGGATACTCCGCTTCTGGTGGCTCTTATCGGTGGGGGCTTCTCTGTGGTCGTTGCGCTCATTCATAAACTCGGCAAAGAGAACCAGGAAGATCACGGGATCGTCCATCGAGCTCTAGGTCGCATTGAGCAGAAGATCGACTCACACATTGAGGATCACGGAGGCCAGCCATGAAGCCGGGACATAAGTCGATGATCGCAAGCTACGCACGATCCGCGATCGGAGCCGCCCTCGCGCTGTACCTCGCTCGACCGAACGACGTGACGGTGCGCGACCTCGTCGCCGCCGGAATCGCCGCGATCGCCCCGCCTCTTCTGCGCTGGCTAAACCCATCCGACCAAGCTTTCGGACGCACCGCTAAATGACCGGCGTTCCCGCCAAGCCTGACGTGGTCGGCTCGAGACCGTACACCGGGAACTCTGACGGCCCTTCTGCTTACAAGCGGATCGGCATGAACGAATGGATCCGTCAAGCAATACACGCCTCAAATAACTCGCTTTGGAATAACGGAAGCTGGGGCCAGCGCGACATGAAAGGCAAGCCCGGATCGTTATCGGTCCACGCGACCGGAAGAGCTGTCGATCTTAGCTTCCTAAAAACGAAGGAACATCCCACCGCGAACCGCGCCGAGGCTCTCAAGTTCATCGAGACCGTCGTCAAGAACGCGAACACGCTCGGCGTCGAAGCCGTCCTTGATTACTTCCCTACGAAATACGGGCGCGGCTACCGATGCGATCGCCAGAAATGGCAGAAATACACCAAGCCGACTATCAACGGAGCCCCCGGCGGATCGTGGTTTCATGTCGAGATCACGCCTCAGGCTGCCGACTCGGTTATCTTTGTAAAAGCCGCATTCCTCAAGGTCTTCGGGACCATCCTCGACTAACTCGAGCCGATCCCCTATGGTGGGATCACCGACAGAAGGAGAGCCTTATGGCAGACCTACCCACGTTCACCTATGAGCCGCTTGTCGGCTCCCTACCTAACGGACAGCAAGTGCTCGTCCAGATCTTCCGCAACCCGGAGACCGGACAAGTCATCGACGCCCAGATCGCGTTCCGATCTTGGACTTGGGACACTTGGGGCGTCCCGGTCGAGCTCAAGGTGGCCCCATGAATCTCCAAGCCCTCAAAGTCGCGGGAGTGTTCATTAGTGCCATTCTTGGCTTCTCGTCGCTCTGGCAGGCTCCTAGAGGCCTCTCCGAGCCTCTGAGCGTCACTCCGACGACCATCTGGATCGATAACGGCTACGGGGAAGCCCCAGCACCGCCACCGACCACGATCCCGAAGCTCGTCGCCAACTGTGACGACGCGGTCGCGCTTGCTCGAGCGATCGGCTTCCCTGAGGAAGAACTCGACACGCTTCGGAGAGTGATGAGCCGCGAATCTGGCCCGACGTGTGCTCCGACCGCGTTCAATGCCGCCGACCCGGTAGGCGGATCGTATGGTCTTACTCAGATCAACGGCTACTGGTGCGTCCCCAACTCGCTCTGGACGATCGGCTGGCTCCAAGCCCAAGGCATCCTC